TGTGTGTGTCCGTACGGACTTCGTTTCCGGTATTTTGAGCGCCAGCGTCGCTGTTTAAATTTATTTGTTTGCTAAGTCTATATGTTGATTCTAGAATACGACTCAAAATTTCTAGAACCACCTACAAAATTGTTTATACTCTAACCAAAAATATATTCCTAAATAGGAATTTCGAGGAGCGCTCAGGTAAGATTACAATGCACATCCACGCTCTACCTACTTTTTAATTGTAGGATTCATAAATAGATAACAGTAACTATGTGCAAAGGCCACATTTTGGTTTAACGGACTTTATGGCGTAAGCCCGCAGTTTGGTCTATTTATAAGACCAAAACTTATCATATAATGCTTTCCAAGATGGGAAAGTGCTATCTAACACCCATGCTTGGTAACCTAAAAAATCTATCATCTTTTTGAGCATAAGTTGTTTTTCTTCATAAATCTCCTTACCATACCAAAAATATTCTAAATTGGCAGAAGTTACAACAGAAATACACTGCTCTTCTGGTAATACACTTTTGCTTCTAGTCCAAACCATAAGCATCTTTTCTATTGACTCATGATCTAGAGGAGCTACAAAAGCACCCACATCTTCATCCCAACGCCACGATCTCTTTAGAAAAGTGGCTTCAGAAATATGTATATAGGGCACACTTTCTGCTTCTTTATCAGCCATAGTGTATTTAATATCTATTTCACTCAAAATTTGTGATATAGCTGTGTGATTAAACCAAGGTGTGTTCTTACTAACACCCATTATGTTATCATCTCCATAAGTAAACAGATTTACATTTTGTCTAAAAGTGGCACTCTCCTTTTCTCCCAATTCATAATAGCAATATCTCATATACAAAGAATTTGCTAGAGAATTGATAATAACTGTCAAAGGATGACCAGATGGATTGGATCCAAAGAATTGTACCAAATCGCCAAAGAAATCTATCAAAGGATAAGCTGTATCGTATGCAATACCTCTCATAATCAAAAGATCAGTTTCAGTGAAATTATTTGAAGCTTCACAAACTTTAATCAAAATTTCAAATGCAGCTAAAATAATACTAGGTGGCATGCGTTTATCATAAGCAGCATAATCACCAGCAACAATTTGATCAGTACCAAATGCTGTTAAATAGTCATATATCTCTCCCCATTGTTTAGATTGAGCTATAGTTCCTGGACCAGCTTCAAAAGCAAATCTATTATTTTGGATCAATGCTGTTATGGATAAAAAATATTTTCTACAAAGTATTGTGAAATCCATAGGAGCACCAGTAAATACTCTAGTCTTCTTTTCTTTAATCTTCCTGAACGATCTAGGTTCGACCTTAAAGTGTGACTTAAAT